GGTACTCTAGGCGGCCTTCTTTGTCTGCCAGCGTCCACATGGCGATCCACAGAAGGCGCTGCGGGTAGCCGACTTTTGCCGGGTCGTCGCTCTCGAAGAATCCCGGCTTGATGTTACGGGCGCGTGCCATTATACGCCTCCTTTCAGCACACTCTGCGTAACGCTAGGTGCTTCCCGCCCGCGCGTTTTCCCGCACTTGCCGCAATAGGGCATAAACCGAGCGCGCCCGCCGCACACGACGCAGCGCCCGCCGATACCATCCGTAGCCATGCGCTTGATAGAGCAATCGTGGCACCGGTCCTCATTTCCGGCTAACAGCGCGGACGGTCGATGGGTAGAGTACTTTCCACAGGTGCAACGGCACGCCCAGCGGGTCCTTTTACCGTCCAACCCGGCGGCTGCCAAACCCAGCACGGTCAGCCGCCCGAATGTATTACCGGTAAGGTCGGTAAACGATGGGTCGATAGGCACCGTCCGCAGCGGCGGAGGTGCGTAATACGTCGGCTGATCGCTTTCTTGTGGCGGAGTGTAGACCTCTCCGCCTTTCATGGCTCTCGCCGTTTGCTTATCGACGGCTACGCCTTTGGTGATTTCCACCGCCACTCTCTCAAATCGTGTCATTAGCTTCCTCTTTCCGTCTACCTAGCCCGCATCAGCCGTTTCAGCACGGCCGCCTGATTCCTACCCGCTCGCCTATCGCTGGGCGTCTGTGCGATGACGTAGCGCCGCCCGTTCGGCAGCCGCCACACCTGGTGATTCTTCTGGCGCACCAGCACGGCGCCGGCGCGCTTGAGTTGTTCGAGGATGGTCATGGGACGGCCCGCCATATCCGAATGGCGGCGCCGCTCGTAATTGAGCCCGGTGGCATCTCATCGGCGTACCGCTTGCACGTGTTCACGTACTCCACCACCCGCGCATCGTCCGCCCAAGCCCCGCCCGTGGTCAGCGCGTCTTCTGTTGACCGGATGAGCTTGGACAGATCCGGCTTGCGGTCATGTAGCGCCGTCCGCTTGCGGGACTTTGGGCGAGGGAAGATAAACACCATCTGGCATCGCACAGGCCCATCTATCGGTGCACGCCCCGCCATCGCTTCCCGCGCAGCCCAGGCCACGGAATCACGCCACGGCGCGACCTTCTTACTGGATTCGATCATGCGCCCGCCGCCAACGTGCCGCTTCGAGCCTTGCGGACCAGGCACGCCCAGCACGACGAGCTCGACGTCGGGCGGCCTCACTTCACACCCCGCAACATCTCCGCGCCCATCGCCCAACGGCTGAAGCGGTGCAGTTCCATATACTCGACGGCGGTTTGTCGCCCTCCGCCGCTCGTCTCCACAACGACAACGCCGTGGCGCTTTCCTAATACCACGCGCTGCAATATTTTGCTCTTCCAGACATCGCCGCGCACTGCTATGTATGCCCGCCTCATCGCTCCACCGCCGCTAAAACCGCCAGCATCACGGCCTCGCCCCACTCCCGCGCGTTGCCCTCGGCTGTCGCGTGGGTGATCGGGTGCTTCAACCGCACGCAAAACGTATGGCTGGCCCCCGTCCAGAAGCCCTCGACGCGCCAGCCATCCATCTGTATCGCCGCCAGCACCTCGCCCGCGGCTGCTGGATCATGCGGCCAGTCCGGAACGTCCGAGGTCGTCATCCACTTCGGGCGCTCGTCAAAGTTCCGCAGCCACAGCCGCCCACGGAACTCGAATACCTGCCACTCCATCACGCGTTCGGCGATCAGGCGTGATTCTGCTAGGGTCCATTGGCGGGTCATGGCTGGGCCTCCTGCATGAGTAGAAACTCCTCCGCAAACCAGTCACCCATGCCCAGCTCGGCCAGCGGGTGCCCGTCCGCGATGTATCGCGCCGCCGCTTCCCGCTGCTCGCGCTGGGCGGTGGCGATGGGGTTGTCAGTCGATTGCATCGAATAACCCTCCCTGCGCGCCGGCATATGCCTCCGCGCTCTCCAGGTGCTTGATGGCCGTCGAAAAATAACCCGGCTTGAGTTCGATGCCAATGAACTTGCGGCCCTCGTCCAGCGCGACGAATCCCTCAGAGCCAACGCCAGCGAACGGAGACAATACGACATCTCCGGGCGACGACCACAGCTCCAGGCACCGGCGAATCAACCCGAGCTGCAGCGGGCAGATATGCTTCTCGTCCTTTTCGTCGCGGGCGATGCGGAAGTTCAGCACGTCCGTCTGGTCGATGTCCCACCACACCGGCTCCGCGTACCGCCGCCAAATCTCCACGCTTGTCCGCCCGTCGCGGCCTTTTCGGGCGTATTTTGACGGGTGTTGGTCAGTTTCGCGCGGATCTTGCGCCGGGTCGCCAATGTATCGAGTAAAGCCCGTCGGCCGCTCAATCGGCTTCGTGCTGAGATTATCACCGGGCGGCGTCTTGCGGAATGCCAACACGTAGTCAGCCATTCCCTGCCGGATCTGCGAAGAATCACGCATGACGGTTTTATGGAGAAGCCCGTTGTTATTGGTCCGTTCCCGCTCCGTCACCGGGCACTTCCACACCGTAACCCGGCTATGGAACGTCCACCCGGCGCGCTCCATGGCGGCGATGCACTGACCGGGGAAGTCGCGCAATCCGCTCGCCCCGTCGCTGTTCCGGTACGTCGGCAGGTCTTTGACGTGCATCACACACAACCGGCCCATCGTCGTCACGCGAAGCAGTTCCGGCGCGAGGAATCCGAAGTGCGCAAAGAACTCCTCATCGCTCGCGCAGTTGCCCATATCGGCCTCTGAATCCGAATAGGTGTACAGGCTGGAAAACGGCGGCGAAAACACCGTCATATGTACCGACTCGTCGGGTATACCCTTGATAACTTCGCAGCAGTCGCCGTTGTAAAGCGCCCAGTTGCGGCCGTGCCGCTCGTCTAAAATGCTGAAATTCTCGACCATTAGATCCACCTCGGAAGATTCATTTGCTTTGTGCCGACGGCCGATGCAAGCTGGCGCCGCCCGGTACCGTTTTGAATTGCCGCCATCGCATGAACCATGGCCGCTTTCATCTCTTCGTGCTTTTTCTGCTTTTCGCGGATCGTCTTGAGGACAGGGCCTTCGGTCTCCGCGATGACCATGTAGGCGTCAACCGGCCGCGTTTGCCCGAACCGCCAGGACCGGCGCACGGCCTGATAAAACTGTTCGTATGAGTAGGACAGCCCGCAAAAAATATGCTTGTTGCAGTGCTGCCAGTTCATGCCGAAACCAGCGATTGACGGCTTCGTGACGATGCGCTGGAACGCGCCGTTCGTAAACCCAAGTAGCTTTTCTTCCTTCGCCTCCGTGCGCTCGTCGCCGCGTACTTCGATGGCGCCGTCGATCACGCGCATAAGCTCGTCGGCCTCGTAGTTTGTGTTGCACCAGATGCACCACGGCTCTTTGGAGTCGCCTATAATCTCGGCAACCCGTGCCGCCCGCGCTGGCGCCGTCAGCCGCATCTCCCGATGCAGTCCCGTCGCCGATACGTCCGCCACCCGGAACAGTTGGCCGTTGGCGTTGATGGATTGATCGACGGAGACGATCTCCTCGTGAATGTTCAGCGCTGGCATCACCCATCCGTCATCGGAAAACCCAAGGTCCGACGGTTTCTCCATGCACACCGACCACGACGCCACCCAGCGCCAGTAGTCCGCCTCTGCGTGTCCTTTCAGCCGGTAGCCGCCCGCCTTCATGGTGTCGTTCAGGAACCACCGCATGAGCATTTGCCCGCCGCTCATGATGTCCAGGAACTCGGAGTGGTTACCCAGCTCCATGTGGTCATTTGGCGACGGCGTAGCCGAGCAACAGAGCTTATAGGGCGTGTGGGCGAACGAGTCTTGCAGTAGCCGCCGCGTTGCGCCAGTGAAGTTCTTCAGGATACTCGATTCGTCCAACACAACGGCGTCGAAATGGCCCGCGTCGAAGTGCTTCAGCATGTCGTAGTTGGCGACATTGACGCCCCGGCGAACGTCCTTCTGACTTCGGCATTGCGTGATCTCGACGCCAAACTTTGCGCCCTCCGCTACGGTTTGTGCGGTCACCGCCAACGGTGCCAATATCAGCGCGTCACCGCCCGAGTGATGGCAGACCTGCCGCGCCCATTGCGCTTGCATTGCGGTCTTGCCGCTCCCGCACTCAGTGAACAGCGCGAACTTGCCAGCGTTCAGAGCCCGCGTCACGCTTTGCCGCTGGAAACCAAATAGATTGCCGTTCAGGTCGAACTCTCCGCAGATTCCGGATGGTTGCGGTTGAGTCGGCCCGTACTCCCACTCCCCGCCAGGCCCGCGCAGACCCGGCCACGCCTGCGCCACCGGTCGCGGCGCGATCTCCGCCGGCCGCTGCTCCTTCCAGTCTTTCCGCCGCTTCGCCATCGCCGCAGCGCTGCCGGCCGTCGCGCCCTTGGCCTTCTGTCGCACCGAGCACTTATCGCAAAACCGCGCGTTCTTACTCCGGTGCGCAATCGACGCCCCGCACGGGCACCGCCGCGCGGCGTTCGCGGCTTCGGCTGTAGCCACCCGGCACGGCTTGCACGCACCTTGGGGAATGTCGTTGCCGGTGAGGACCGCCGCGCACACCCGGCATGGTTTCGCCGTGCGGGTGCGTGCCGCGGCTTGCTCCGCGCGTCGCTCGACTAATCCGCAGTCGCGGCAGATCGCTCGCCCTGGCTTGTACCGGTCAGACTCCGCCCATAGCGGAGTGTCGCATTTCGGGCATGGGTCGCCCGGTGTCCATTTCTTTCTCATTTGCTCCCTTTCGTTCAGGCCGTCGGCATTGGCCTAAGTTACTGCTAAAACTTCCAGTCGGTCATCTTTCCTTCAGCCGCGGCGATAGCCAGCGCATCACTCGCGTAATCCTCATGCAGCCAATTCCCGGCCCACACCACATACCAGCGGTGCCCGTCACAAACAACACTCCAATCATCGTCAAAGCGCCAAATTTTCGCGTCGCTTCTGCTCCAACCCCACTTCATTCGCTGCCTTCGTTCTTTATCGCGTCCCGCTCATCGGCCTCATACTGGGCCCCTTCCACCGCCCAGCGCTTCCGCTGCTCGCGCGGCGTCGTCGGGTACTCGTCGGCGTAGACGCGCTCCAGTTCGGCGATGCGGGCGAGTGCCGGCGACGGGCGGGTCATTCGGACGCGGGGGATCATTCTGCACCGCCCAGGTATTCGGCGTTAGCGGCCCAGCGGCGGAAGGACGTGTTCCGCTCCCGGATAGTCCAGCGCCCATTGGACCAAGTAGTAGAGCCCTTTGTGGTGCTAGTGAGCGTGATCCGCTCAGTTCCATTCCACCACCGATCCCCCGCCATCGGATTCGCCAGCGCCTCAGCCTTTGTTCGCATCGGTCACCTCCTGCGCGGCTTCGACGGCGGCGATGGCGGTGGGGTGAAGGTCGGTCCCGTAATGAAGCAAGCAGAGACCGAACGCCTGGTTCAGAGCCCATCGGTACGGCTCTGTCTTCATCCGCTCCACCTTCGCCCAAGCCTTCGCGCAGCGGGCGAGGTCGGCAAAGTATCCGGCCACATCTGTTATTTCGTTTGCGATGAGCGCGCGCTCTTGGCACTTCGCCCACGTAGCCAACTCCTCCAGCCGTTTAGCGTCGAGTTTAGCGTCCACCCCCGGCCTCCTTTATCATCGCGTCCATAACAGCATCAAAAGGCGTTTTTCCTTCACCATAGCCGTAGCCAGCGCAGTATACCTGCCACATGTCACGAAAACCTTCTGGTGTGGCACCGCGACTGCGCACCCACTCCCAAGCCGCCAGCGCGTCAGCCCCCATATCTGCCGCGATTCGCGGTTGAAGTACGGACGCGGGCGAGGTCGTGCCTCGCAGGATGCCGATGGCTTCGGTGTTATCCATTGGTGGCCTCCTTCTCCAGTCGGTCGGCTTCGAGGTCCATCGCCTCCGCTAGTACAGCCCACGTCACCGACAAAGTGGCTGGCCGCCCCTTGTGGTCGGCTTCCCGGAATCGCTTCGCCAGCTTCCGGTACTCATGCAGCAACGCCTCCGCCTTCAGCCAGCCCAGCGACTGCGGCGGGGTGCGGGTAATAAAAGGTCGGATGTACTGACGCATCATACTGGCCGCGTCTCCAGTCATTGGGTGGTCAATCGCGTCCGGTGCCTCCTCCAGCGCCCCGCGAAGGTCGGCGGCGTGCGCCCTGGCCTCGTCGCGCTCCCGTTCCGCCGCCGCGATCACCTCCGCCGCCGTGATCTCATC